TGCAAACAGGCTCAATGGCAATGACGCGCGGGGACTTCAAGGTCTTAGGAACAAGGGTTACTCTAACAGGTAACTCAAGCTCCTCTGGCACAAACCGTACCATATGGTCGTCCAACCCATCAACAGCGGCGCCCAAAGGAAGGGCATTACCGTAGTAAGGGAAGGATCGCTCCAATCGGTCATACCAGAACTGCCAAGTATACTTCGCGTTTCCGGAAATATGCTCAGCAGTTGCTCCAGGTCCATGCCTAGGCACCAGCTCGCTAACTTTAATGTCAGCAAGTAGGTTATGCCAAAGCACAAGAGCCACAGCCTGAAACGAATTTCGGGCGGAATGGTCAAGAGCAAAGTCCTTGTTGATTTGCTCAACAACAACGAAGTTACGGACAGCCTTTCTCTCCCTCTCGGGCGAGCAAGGCAATTCCACCTTCTTCCAAAGCAGGCAGACAGATCTGACTGCTTCGACGATGATGGGGGTGTCACGGTGACTTTCATCGTGTAACTCTCCTGTCTCATGGTTGAAAATTAACCCGAGCATACCTTGTAGGAATACAGGGATTGCTCCGCGCTTCCTAAACATCCGGAAGAGCGAGGGGTCTACTCTGCCTTCAGCTAGGCTTCTTTCGAAGTCTTTGCAGAAGTCAGGGAGGGTAATCGTAAGGAACGACATACCCTCATTTTCGACCCGTGACCTGATGGTTTCAAGGTCACGTAAATCAGAGACTTCAGCAGAAACTTTAGCACAGGCATCTAGATAGACAGCCTGTACTAGCTCCGTCGGGACACTTTCGTGGCTTTTCACACGGCCCACCTTTCTGGGGGTCAGTGTCCAGCTACGACTCGCAGTCCTCCTTTCCTAGAAATCGTCTTAGCCTACGACTCCTTGCCGTAGAGCTTAGTGACGATCGCCGTTGTCAACTGGGCCTTAAGGGCCTGAACCAAATAGTCCACCTGAGTCACCGTGAACCCATACTCTGGGCGCTCGATGACCAACTGAACGGAAAGCGTATCGAAGTCGCTATTGACCCCGGAAACGGGATCGGCGACAACGGTACGCTGATCTACCCTTATCAGAGAACGAACCCGTCGCCCAGACGAGCCTTTAGGCTGCTGGATCTGGTGGGATATCGTCTCCTTCAGAGTCTCGTCCGCGTTTTGATACACGGAAGAGAGCCCTTGGGTAGAAACCTTCGGAAGGTTAGTGGTTGTAACGTTGACGGTAATCGGCAAGGGATCTGCTAAAGCCATAGTTGTCCTTTCGAAACTTTGGTGACGCGAGAAAACCCCAGGCAGCACAGCGGAACGTCAAATCCGATGCACCTGGAACCCTGGAGCCAGTTTATCCACCCCACGCGAAGTGGCAACTACGTTCGGGATATCCCGAGCGCAGAAAGGATAAGCAACTGCATCCCGCTCAAACCGGCGGGTAGCAGGGAAAACCCAAAA